GGAAATCTTGAAATGAATTGTCGCCTGAATTGAGCCTTTTGATTTCAGAAATTGTCGAGCTAGACAAAATTTTGGAAACATTGTCGCGAAATAGTTCAATTGCATCTGGATTCGTAGACGATCCAAAAATGTCTTTAATTCTTTTCTTGCTATAGATGGCTATTGTGCTCATGACACGTATTATCTCTGATGTATCTCTGTCGTCTTTTCCTATTGTGCTGAAAGATGAGAGAGTGATAGTGTCAACAAATGGTGTTTCCATTATAGTGTAAATTCTTCCATCGACGATTGATCTTGAGAAATGGTCGGACAGGAAGACAGAGTCAAAGGTGTCTGCACCGATCGATGTTTTTATCAATGTGCTGCTCTTAGAATATTTCCTTAAAGATGTCATTAGAAGATTGAAGAGCACTTTCCTTTTCTCCTGATCGACCATACCAAACAAATGCATGCACGTCTCATCCAACGACTCTCGCAGATACGGGAACCGTTTCTGTATCAAGTTAAAATCGCGATTTACATGCGATGTTGACTTGATATTAAGAATGCCAGATTCGCGAGCCTGTTCAAACCACATGTACATCAAAACATCTGAAGGACTATTCTTCGTTCTCAAGTTGAATTTGGCTGTGGATAAGTCCTGCCAGCGACTCTTATAAGATCCGATGCGATATTGTTTCCCTGTTCCTGTGGATATCATGGTTGCAGCTGAACAGAATCTGTTCAATTCGGCTATCTTAGGGCTTTCCAATATAGACAACTTAAACTCTACCTCAAATGCATCCTTAGCTTCGATACCATGGACCTTGAGTATTAACGATTTCGCACATTCAGAGAACGTGAAATATTCTGTACGCTCTGGATCGTATTTTCCGATGTAACAGCATCGAGAAGACGCATTCTTTGCCATACGGACCAGATTGCTAAAATCTGAAGCGTACGACATGGACAGTTGGGAAGAAAAGGAATACACTTTGGATGCGATCTTTGCACATAGAAGATGAGGATCCACCGGAGAAACAAATGGCAAATAAATGTTCTCTTCTAAAACTTCTCCGACTTTCTCCTTCGAATATCCTTGCTCTGTCAAATGTTGTCTAATCTTATCAATCTTTGATATCATTCTGATAGAGAAGCTTATTCCTACTCGAGATAATCCAGGCAAATCAGCATCGTAGTCGGTGTCAGTGAAGACTTGATATTTAGAAAGGTCGTCCGGGCAGGATATACTAACCAATGCGTTCTTCTCAAGAGCATTGCCGAAACGGTAAATTTTGAAGTAGTGTGCCTCAATGGGTCCGGACAGGAATTCAACATTTGTTAGAATCGGGTAACCGCCACACTCCAATGGCAAGAACTGGCGATCGACTCCTAGCGCTCTTAGAGAGTTTGTTCCATTGTGGCCAGTCTGATACATGTCG